CATCGTAGCCTGTACGAACCTCTAGTCCGCATCTTTCATATGCTTCTTCGATGATGTCAGCTACATCTAATTCGAAGTCTCTTGATCCTGAAGTTGCCATAGCTTAACTCATGTGTGGTTTCTGGTTGGTTTTGACGATAGCTGCTCCGCCGTTTGCATATCGTCTTGTGTTAAAACCCCTATCTTTTGGAGCATCACGACCATAAGCTTTAATCAGGGCAAGGTCTTTATCAAGGTCTGAAGCCTCCTTAATTTGCTTTTTTCTTGACTCTTTAATTACAGCTTTGGTTTCTTTTAATTCTTGTTGTCTCCCAGAAGTGCCTCTGTCTTTATATTTTCTAGAAAGATTAGCCCTTTTTTTGTCTTCTTCTCTAAGGGTTTTAGTTTGTCTTGTCCCATAATCTTTTCTGACCTGGCTCTCTAATTTTTGAGAACTAAGAGTTCCTCCTCCGTCACCAAATTTTCTTTTGGCTTGACCGCCTGTTTTTAGTTTGACACCACGTCCTTTTAAAATGTCCGCTTGTGTAACTTTACCGTCACCAGTTAAATCAGGAAACTTTTTAGCCATCTTTTTCTTCCTCGTTGTATAGGTTATCGAATACTCGATTTACATCTAGTGTATAGTCTAAATCACTTTTTGAATAGTGTATATGTTGTGAGGGTTTGAAATCAGGAGCACCCTCTCCCACAGCAAACCAAGCTGGATGCGTTACACGCACCCGATTATTTGGTAACGCAACAATATTACCCGTCCACTCTCCTGCATCTAAAAGCTGTAAAACATGGCTCTGTTTATGCTGTGCAGGATCATCACCAATCTCGCTGTCAGTATAATCTACAGTAAACAAATACTTAGCAGGAAACATTTGACCATCGATCTTGGCTAACCAAGGACATGGTGTAGCCCTGTCCAAAACATAAACTGAATGATTATGTGAGGAACAATCCCAAGGCTGTGCGTCATGTGTCGCCATGGGTTCAGGCCATTCTTCTAAAGGTATATCTGCAACCAAGGCAGTTATAGGCATCCTGGCCCACATTGCACCGCCGTGAATTGTATCTTCCTCCTCGTCTTCAGCTTCACATCCTGTGAAGATTACTTGAAAACTTAGAGATCTATTCGGTATGGTTGTAACTGCAACCACCATCGCATGGAGAAACTCGCCGTGATATTTCTCATGATTATGGGTGTACTCACGACGAACCCAAGCCTTAAAATAAGGTATATTGCTTTGTAGGTATGGCATTTGTCTTTAGAATATTCTTACTTTTCCGCCGATCACGCCGCCTTTAGACATCATCTTACCGCCAAGACGATACCCTTTTTTCATCTTACCGCCAGCCTTATAGCCTTTAGTCTTCATCTTACCGCCAGCTTTATAGCCCTTGGATTTCATCTTACCACCAGCGGCATATCCTTTAGATTTCATTTTACCACCAGCTTTATAGCCCTTGGATTTCATTTTACCGCCGCCACGGTATCCTTTCTTTTTCATCATGATGTTTCTCCTTTAGAAAATTCTTACACCTCTGGTGGCTACTAAACCACCACCACTAGCCTTCCAACTTATTCGTTTAGAAGACTTCTTCTTCTTTGCAGCAGAAGTACACTGCGCCATTGTAGGTCTACAAGCAGGGTAGCCTCTGCGTTTTTCACCCTTTTGACGACCACAGGGTTTACCTGTCTTGCAGTCAACCCAGCCCTTACCTTGATTTTGTGCAAACCATTCACGAAGGGAGTTCTTTGCCATTAGAATATCCTCGTAACCTGTCGTTTCTTTTCTTGCATAGCAGGTCCACAACCAGCGGCGATAAACCCACCGTTTTTAAGATTTCTTCTTGGGGGTCTTTTAGGGTTATCGATAGCCGAAACCACACCGCCTTCAGCGGCTTTTTTAGAATTACCCCAGTTTTTTGCCCCCACTTTACGACACTTAGAAAGTGCCCCTGAAGCGTATGCGCTTGGCCAAACCTTGTATCGGCTTTTTACTTTGTAATAACAAGCGTCTCTTTTTGCCTTTTTTTTCGCCATTAGTTTGCCTCCTGGGAGTCTTCGATATTTGAAAAGGTATTTGTGCGCGACTTATCAAAACCTAACATCCTCTTTACCACATTTTACAAGACCAGTATCTAGCCTTTAGTTTATCCAACGTGCCTTTGTCACAGCCGTGACGGGCACGAAAAGATTTTCTCGCTTTCGGATTAGACTTCCTAATTTTCATATTAGCGTCACCGAAACGAACAATCTTTTCTTTGCCCTTATCGCAAGCCTTTACAACAAACTTTTTACCACCAGAAATCTGACGTTTCGGCTTGTTGCATTTCATTTTGGCCTTGTCGATCTTAGCCATCACGCCAACCCTATTTAGGTGTCGTCAAGTAATGCACAAACAATACACGTTGCAGTCGCAGCACTTGATCCATCGTGACCAATAGCGTGTACGCCAGCAACTGTTGCATTTGGATATCTACCATAGAAGGATTGATTAGGACTAATCTTGACCGCATCATCCGTAGTGTTTGCTGCTGTACCACCGTCAAAAACAACATAGATGTCGTTAGCGGCATCAGTGTTTTTGATATAGATGAACTCAATCTTATCTGTGGTTGCTACCGCTGTTGGCTGCACATTAGCATTAACTGCGGTGTAATCAGTAAAGTAACCCGCAATCAAATCCGTGCTTGCTGCTGTAACACTGGTTAGTTTGTAGTACCACTTGTCATTCGCGTCTTTTGGCGAAACGGTGGTTGTGGCTTCGATAGTTTTAGCTATCTCGTCCGGTAAAATCGTAGTCTTCATGACTACTGTAGCTGCGTCAGCCATGTTTTATCTCCTTTACACTCACCCGAAAAATCCAGTTATCGAAGTGATGTTAGTTAGGGTTACATGGCATTCATCCTCGAAGATGATACCATGATCGGGTATCGTTACTTGTGTGTCATCCGAGGTGTTAAACACCATGTCTAACAACGTTGCTCCACCGCTACCGTTTTTGAAAACTACTTGAGGAGACCCGCTTGAGGCTGTCTTCACATAGAAAGCCTTTAGACGAGTCCTGCCGCCTTGTAGTGTTCCTGTGGCAGTAGCTGTCTTTGCGAATATAGAAGCAGCCATGTGTTACCTCCTCTAGGCGTTATTGATGCCTTGGATGTATTCAACCGTAACATTACCTACGCCAGATGTACCTGCTGAAAAATCTATAAAGATCGGAAGATCAGCAGTTCCAATGTCTACCCAAGTATCCGCATCTGTGATTGTTCCAGCCGAACCAAGTTTAATAACATTAGCTGCTGTACCTGCGGCTAACGCAGTAAACAACTCGGTAGAAGTAGAACTTGTACCCATGCTAATATTCGCCGCATCACATGCAGTGGTGATATAAACCCGTATTTCAACGATTTGACTGTTTGCAGGAATAACGATTCCTGTGTCCGCAGCAGTAGTAGACTGTGTCCAAGACGCTGTTTGCGCCATTTTAACAAAACCCACATTTGCTTTGTTGGTTCCTACAGTTGTGCCTGTAGTATCCTTTATTGTCCCAGCTTTAATAGGACCTGAAAAAGTTGTTGTACCCATGTCGATCTCCTGTCTGGGTTAAGTCAGTGACCCCATGTCACTGTCAGGGATAACAATACTATACCACAGGAAATATAAAAAGAAAGGGGCAACCTAAGTTGCCCCAGTTATTCAGGGAGGTAATCTTTGCAAAAAGACTACCTCATTGTATCACAAATTATGCTCCGGGTGAACCGAAAACACAACGTGGGTCTGAGAACCCAAAGCTGTAACGCTCACGAGCCTTGAATCTCATGTTACCAGTATCGAAGTCAGCTTCCATACCAGTGGACATTGGCGTACGCTCAAAGTGGACAAATCCACGAGGTGCGTCTGTCAAGATGAAGAATGCATCTGGATCAGTTAAGAAGTCGTTTACCGCATAACCTTGTGGTAACATTCCCATTGATCTTAGAGCATTTACATCGTTGTCCGCTGTACCAACACGTAAGTTAGATACCATCAAACGTTCAGCGATAAACTGTAGCTGACGTGGGATGACCAACTTTGTGCCGCGTAAAGCAACCTTGAGACCACGCTCATCAACAAAACCTGCGATGTTGATCAAAGCATCTTCGAGAGATGTTTCGTTCAAATCAGCCGCAGTTCCTGGTTCGTTAGCAAACGTACCACCGCTTGTTAGCGGGTGAGACGCATCACACAATGCAACTCCATCACCACCAGCAGAAGCACCTGCTGTGAAAGCGTTGTTCAGAATTGAAGCAGCTTTAACCTGCTTTGTGTGTGCCATTGAACGAGCCAACGCACGAGTATAGTCTCGTGGTTGTAACGAGCAGTGTATGCTTCGTTAGCGTCGTCAAAATTTACAGCAGAACCTTCCGACTTGGTTGGTGCTGCTCCGAAACCACTCAACATCACTTCTTCTTCGAATGCTCGATCAGAAGATTCTGTTGTGAAGATCTCTGCATGTTGGTTTTCGTACCTATCGTACTCCATACCAAACAAGGCGTTGAGACCGGGTTCCAACTCTTTCGCTAGTTGTGCGCGAGATATAGCCATAAGTCAGTCTCCTTATACGCCAGTCGTTGAAACAGTACCACCTGCAATAGCACCATTCGGTGAATTGAAGGAGTTGTTCAAACGTACGATTAATGGAATACCAGCCGCAGTGAAGTCTGAGTTTTCAGGGTCATCTTGAATACCCATAATTCTCAAGTTCAAATTAGCGGTGGTGTTGATTGTGCTGACACCCAACTTAGCAGAAGAAATACCTGTGGTTGTTGAACCAGAAGTAGCTGTCGCAAAGTTAGCATTAGCAAACACATGTCCTCGTGCAGTCGACTCACTTGTTAGTGAAGCGTCTGAACAAATCACAAATGATTGTAATGGATTGTCGTACACAAAACCTTTGACGGGAAAATTAGAATCCGCGCCAGAACCAGGCCAGTAAGGTGAAAATATTTTTTCACCAGTGGTGGACGAAACGTATTCCGCACCAGCGAACACACCCACGAGACCTACAGTCCCACCAGCAGCCGCGCCAACAATATCAATAAAGCCTGTTGACAGCGGTATTACGGGTGAACCTTGGTAAATCGCGTTTGTGTTACCGGAAGCAATACGATACTCGGTCGCACCAGTGGTGTTGTAGCCTTGACCGACTACACCAATCGGACGGAGTCCGAATGCAACGTTAGTATTTGCCATATTAGCAATCCTTTAAGTTAATTGGAATCGCGTTCACGACCTCCAAAAGTTACACGACTTTGCCGATTATTCTGAATCGGCATTGAAGGATGTTGCTCCTTCATAAGGTCCTGATCTACAGCAGTCATCTGTTCGCGGGTTCTGCCCCCGTAATATGCAGTTCTTTCTTCTACTGTTTCAACAGGTATGCGGCACAGCATCAGACCACCTTGACCAATCACACCTTCGTAACGACCTTCGTCGATAGTGGGTGCTTCATAGTCTGGATACTCATCTTTACGGACGGGTTCCCATCCTTCACGTAGCTTGGAGTTGACGTTCATTTTGTCTTCCTCGCCACGCATTGCGACTCGAATCCAACGATGCACATAGCCCGGAGGGGCATCAGGTGCTTGTAGGTGACTGGGCGGTGCCCATGGTTTTCTGCGAGAGTTGTCTTCTCGTGTGGTGGTTTTACGTGGTGTTCTATCTGCCATAAGCTTAATCCTTCACATATTTAGCGTATTCTTCTAGCGGTACGTTTAAACGTTTCGCCATCGCAATTTGTGATGGTGATAGTTTCACCGACCTGCGCCCCTGTTTTGCTGTGCTGCGGGTTGCTGAAGCGGCAGCAGGTGCGACCTGTGCTCCACCCGTTTTCTTCGCTGTTTGGAACTTCTGTGGAAACTCCAAACGAATGCGTTTGTCTACCTCAGTATAATACTCATCGGTCTGCGGGTCAAACCCTTCTTCTTCGACAAGCTTTTTATGTATCCCAAACGCTGCGTAAGTCATAACCTCATCTGAGCCGAACCATGTGTTTTTATTAGCCCATTCCTCTGCTCTGGGGTCTGGCTTGGCTGCTGGTTGAGGCGGCGGAACAGGTTGTTGCTGTGCCTGTTCCTCTACATCTTTCTCCCGATCTAAACGATCTTTGGCTAAACGAACACGGTCTTGAACCACTGCAACTTTGGATAAAGCCTCCTGTGCAGCGAACATTGCATCCGTATCTCCAGCCTCATACGCCTCTTTGTACTGACGTTTTAAAGAGTCGATCTCAGTTTCTAACCTGGACTCCTCAGAACTAACGTAACCTTTATCTAAGTTCTTGACCTGAGACTTCAGTGTCTTGTTTTCTTCAAGAAGTTTTTCTGCCATACGGACAGCTTCTTCTCGGTCACGTTCCTCTTTACGGTACTTTTCTGTGAGTTTTTTTATACGAGCTTGTACTTTAGCACCGTATTCATCTACCTCATCTTTAGGTTCTTCAGAAGCAGCAACCTCCTCTGGCTGTTCTTCTACCTCTACTTCAACCTCTGGTTCTGGCGTAGTTTCTTTGGCCTCCTCTTTCGATTCTTCAGGAGCTTCGAGTTCTATCTCTACGCCTTCCTCTTCTGGTTTTTGCTCTTCAATAGTTTCTTCTGCCATCTTTTCCTCCTAGACGTGTTTTATATCATCTGGTTCTAAAATAGTTGCGATCACTTCGTCGTCGTTAATTATACGAACTTCGCCCCCATCTATTTTAAATCGTGAACCAGAATACCGACCAATGCATACCCATTGGCCTTCTTTGCACCATGGCTCTGAATCAGGCCCAAACTTGTCTGGGTCTTTGTAAGCCAGTGGTCCAATCTTTAAAACATACGCTACAACCGTGGCTACCGCTTCACGGTCTCGTATTTCATCAGGAATATATAGACCACCATGCGTTTTGCTTGCACCTTGATAAGGCATAACCAAAACCCGCCAGCCTGTTGGTTGAGGCAAACGGTCTGTAAGCGGTTTGTCTATGAGTGATGGATCTAATACGCGATCTTTCGCGTCAACATATGCGCCTTCGACAGACGTTGAGTCGGCTTCTTTAGCCTCCTCCCGTTCTTTATTCATTTTCTGCGCGACATGTTCAGGAAGATATAAGGTCTTCGACATCGTCTACGTGGTTCTCCAGCAGGGCTTTAATCTCCTCACGGGCGTAGGTAAGGCCCCGTATCTCACCTACCATGAGTTTGTACTGCTCCCAATCTTTAGCAGCATCATGTGCGAGAGCACTTGCAATATCTTGTTCGCGCTCTCGTAGTACCTTATAGATATATTTTGCGAAATCAACACCGTCCATGAATTAATCTATAAGTTCAAAATGTGGACCATCGATAAACGGACGTTTACCCTGAGATCGACGTAAATCTATGTAGGCATTCATGGCCTCTTCCATGGTGCCTTCCCACTTACGAATATCCATCGGATAACCCTTTTGAGGAACAGCCCATGCCGCGCCCCAGCAAATAGGAACTCCTACCTGTATAGCTGCCTCTTTGATTGCGTCAGCCAAATCATCGTACAAGTTCAACTCCCACGATGCCCGTCCGTTCACGAAGGCCATGATATCAAAAGCTTTTCCCTCAAGGTGTTTAGATTTTAGAGTTTTTGATGCGCCCTTGGCTACAAGTTCCTTTTGCTGTTCGAGGGTTCTCATACCCTGCACCACTCCGAAATCGGTTTTGGTCAGTGTTATTGCCATTTTAACAACAGCCTGTAGGCTATCATCAATTCCTTCTAACCTATCAAGGCTGCGTCTGCTTAATTTAAAACTCATGTCTCTTCCTTCTCTCTTTTTTCCATAAGATCTTCAAGGTCCCTGACTTTAGTACCGCCATCGTAAGGCCAAGCATAACCTTTATCTATCATGATTTGATTGATAGACATGGTGTCTTCGTCTGATTTGTACAACCAACCAAGCATACGCCCGAACTTACCATCCTTTTCAGTCTTTACGGTAAGCTTTGTTGCTTCCATAAGATGCATCTCTAGGAACTCTGTGGCCTGATAGCCCATCTCTTTTTCTTTTGGATTCTTAGTTCTAGTTTCAGGTGTGTCTATACCTGCAAGCCTAACACGTTCTTTTTTAGTAAGATCAAAACCAAGATCAATACTTATATCTATCGTGTCACCGTCAACAATTCTGTCTATAGATTTTACAAAGTAAGTATACATCACTTTCTCCTCGTAAATTGTTTGTACCCTTTCACACCGAAAGAGGCTGAGATTGCAATACCCAAGCTGTAAAAATACCAGTCCGGTGCCTTGTGAAGCTGCTCAAAACCCCTGTCTACAATACCTTCGGCACCCGGTATGAAGGCTAAAATTAATGGAATTGACAAAACAATTACAAAAAATTCGTCCTTCCACGACGACTTGCTATTCTCCGCCATGATACGTTCCCAATCAGCTACAGACGTCTTTTCAGATAATAATATCTTAGCTTTTGCTTCAGCCTCAGTAAGTTTTAACTTTGCTTCTGCAGCCTGCTTTGTAGTCTTTGCATCTAGCCAACTACTAGCCAGACCTGCTACTGGCCCTAATAACTGTCCTATCATTGATTTTTACCCATGTTTGTAAACCCATAGTAAGCCGCAACTATAGCAGCAATACTGACGTAATATATATTACTCATACTCGATAACATTTCTGATGCTCTTGGTAGCTCCATCCATTCTGTAAACACTACGCCAAATGGAAATAAAAGCATACCAGTAAGGCTAAACCATGCCATGCGCCTCTGTGCATCTCTTTTAGCATCAGCATCAATCATAATGCGCTTTCTATCTTCAAGCATTATTGCACGCTCGTCTGGATCAATCTTGCCGTTATCATTTAAATCATATTTTGCTTTGGGCATCTGCGTATTCCTCAACTATCTTTCTATTGTATCCTAGTATTATAAGCCTACCATTTTTATCGTATGCTGCAAACTTCTTACCTC